ACCGGCGTCCACCCCGCTGATCGTGGCGTCCCCACCAATCCCCGCAAGTCGGCCACCGAGGCTGCCGCCATCACCGACGCCTCCAGCCGCCGCAACCAGGATCGCCTTGAGGTCATGGCGATGATGTGGACTCGCCTTGCCCAAGCGGGCTTCAAGTTTCAGCGCGAGATTTTCGGTGAGAGGGTAGATGTGCCACTAGCCAACGGGGTCATTCGCACGCTGCACGTTCCCGATCCGATGACGGCATGCTTCTCATTTGATGTCGATCCGGTAGAGCTTGGCCACCTGAGCAATCAGGGCGATATCCAAGCCCTGATGCAATGGCTAACCGTGACCACGAACACGCAGCAGACCTTCGCTCAGGGCATGCCGCGCATGACCCGCGAGGCGCTGCGCCGCCTCGGCAATGCGATGGGCATCGAGGACGCCGACCTCTTCCTCGACGCGCCGATCCTCGAACTCGGCCCCGAGGAGCGCTACATCCGTCACCTCCAGACGCAGGCCCCGATTGCGGTCTACGAGGATGACCAGCACGATATGTACATCGCCTACTACGCGAAGATGCAGGAGGCTGCGCTTGGCCGGGGCGACGACGAGTACGCGCTGATGGAGCTTCGCCAAGCCATCGACATGCACCGCGCCTTCGCCGCCCGCCGCGAGGAGGTGATCAACCCTGCGCAGATGGGCGAGGTCATCCCTGGAATCGGCGCTGGCCCTGGCGAGGTAGACAACAACCTTATGGCTGCCCTTGCAACTGGCGGCATCCCCAGCCCTACGCCGCAGCCTAGCGGCGAGGCGGCGACTGCGCCCACACCCGCATCTTACTAGTGCCTGACTACCCCTATCTCTGCTCTTCCTGTTCCACCGAATGGGAGGTGACCAAATCCGCCGCTGACTGTCGGCGTCCCGAGCCTTGTCCTTCCTGCGGCCTAGAAACCGCAGACCAGGACTACGGCGCTAAGTCCATCGGCGGTTTCGTCAACCGCGAAGGCGCTTGGTCTGAGGGCAAAACGGTCGTCCAACTTCACCCCCGCCATCCTGACCGGATGGTGACTTCTAAAACGCAAATGGAAGGAGTTTACCGTAAACACGGTATCAGCTTGGATACGGGCCACTTTGAGTCCAAAGTGGCCCAAGTCAATGCTACCGTGCCGCGTAGCCAGCGCGTTTCCCCCTCTGTCGATACCTCAGATACGGTATGTGGCGGAATTAAGGGTAGCGACTGAGCGTGGATTACCGCATACTGCGGCCTCGGGAACTTCCTTCAGAAGCCTTTCCAGGTAAATCTGAGGAGAAGCCGAAATGACTGAGACAGATAACCAAGTTCCCGACAGCAACGACAATGCTGCACCCCAACAGGAGCCTGTAGCCGAGACCGCCTCGGCTCCGGTAGACCTCGCGGCGGAGGCTGGTCAAGCGGCAGCGGTTACACCGCCGCCAACGGAGGGACGAGTTCGTTCTTTGGATGATCTAGATGTCGATGGCGCAGTACGCGCGCAAATCGAGTCCTATGTCAGCAAGTCCGTTAACGAGGCCGTCGCTAAACATGACGAGCGTCAGCAGCGGAAGCTGGACGACGAGGGTTTTATGAACAAGGCCCAGATCGAGCAGCTGCTGGAGACTAAGGATGCCGAGTACGCCCGACGAGAGCAGGCTAAGGACACCTTCCTTACTGTTCTTGGAACTGAGGGGATCACCCCCGGTTCTGAGGACTACGCGAAGGTCCAAGCCTACTATCAGACGGCGGTTAACGACGGCAGCATTACTCCCCACATCTTGTTGTCAGAGGCGGGCATTCGCACTCTTACCGTAATGGCTGGAGTAGGTACTACTTCTGCACAGTCGGCTGGACCTCGAAGCGGGTTGACGAAAACGGCACCCGCGCCGGATGGTTCTGTTGTCTATGCAGACGGTACTACTCAGCTAAACGTAAGGGCTGAGGATGAGCCGACACTCGAAGAGCGCGTCCGCCGCGCAGTAGGCGACTCGGTCAATCCTTCATCTTGACCTGAAGTGCCGCCAGGAGGCGGCTAACTCCCTATGGCTATTCCCTCTTATAATCAGTCCCTTGACACTATGGTTTCCACCGCGCTGGAAACCTATAGCAAGGATCCGATTAATGCGCTCACCGATTCCGGTGAGAAATTCCTGAAGGCCGCTGCCAGCAATGGTCGCGTCTTCGTCGTCAATGACGCTGAAACTGTTCGGCACCCGATCCTCTACGGACACGGCGAAGACTCTTCGCTCTATGTGCCCGATACGGTTTCTGGAACTGCGGCAGTAGATAACCTGGGCGTAGCAGCGTCCGAAATCCTCACGCAAGCCCTCTTCTTCATGCAGGCAGGTACGCGGAACATCAACTTCCCGCAATCCCAGCCTCCGGGAAACCTTATTGACTACGTTTCGACTGTCATTAAGGCGAACATGATGAAGATCTTCAACGAGGAAGAGATCCTGTTCACGCAGGGCATCGCTGCTGGTGCATCGGTTCCAGGTTCTCCTGTAGCCAAAGACCCGATGACTACGGACGCCTCGTACACAGCGGGCTATCCGATGTCGCTCCGCGCGCTTTTCCAGAGTAGCTCGACACCGACCTCGATTGAGGCCGATGGCGATACAACGGATGAGTCGTTTGCCAACGTGAAGACGGACGACATTGCGAAGTGGCAGCCTCACTATCAGGCTACCACCTCGGCTACTCACGCTACGATGTTTGCGGATCTCCAGAATGCAATTCTGGGGGCTTCTTACTCAGAGGTTGAGCGTCCGACCCATGTTTACATGGCGTTGGGATCATTCGAGAAGGTGCTTGGCCTGCTCCGTACTGATGCAGCACTTCCCGATCCCGTCAACACGGACCTCGGTAAGGAGGGTACGGTTGCCTTCGGTGGCGTGACCCTTGACTGGTCGCGCTATCTTGGTGCGTCTTCTGCTTGGGATGTCTTCCCTGACGAAGACACTACCGCGACGTACCCGATCCTCGGCGTCAACTGGAACTCTCTCCGGTTGAACACCGTGCGCGCGGGTAGCCCTGGTAGCGATAACCTGGGCTTCATTCGCCAGCTTGGCGATCTCCAGCCGCACCCGCAGAAGACCAACCTCTTCAAGCGGATCGAGTGGAAGCGCCAATGGTCTGTCGATAACGGACGCCGTTCGTTCTTCAACCTCGGCGATGCCAGCGCGGCGGGTTACACCAGCATCGCTTAATGGCTCTTAAATCCGCACTACGCGACAGGTTGAAGCGCCGCCTTGGCCTGGGCGTAGTGTCGGATTTGGAGAAGGAAAGACTGGGCGAGGCTCTGAACGCTGGGATTGCGCGCGCGTACTCCGATGGCGTTCCGGGCCTCGCCCACGAAACCTTTCTGGGAACGATCCCAACTGAGATCGCCCTGAATACTGCTCCTGTTGTCGCTGACAGCAGCGCGGTAGCTGTTACCGTGACTGGAGGCGGTACGCCAAAGTTCTACCCCCACGACATCCTGCATGTCGATGTCGGTGGAACGGTAACGAAGTTCCTCATTCGCGCAGGGGGAACCCTCGGAACGGATAGCGCCGATATCGGCATCCCAGCTTCTGCGGCGCTAACGGGCAGTTCATCCAGCAAGATCGTCCGCCGCAGCCTGATCCTTCCCTCGCATGGTCAGGTGCTATCTATCTACCGCATCGACTCTGGGGGCAAGTCGCATAGGCTGTCCTATGAGCCGCTGATCGCCAAGCGCGACCCCTTCGAGACGGGCACCGCGCATTACTTTGAGCAGCGATACGACAGCAACTCGGGCTCCTCTATCGCCTCCCTTTGGCCTTCGCCGAGTGCCACAACCGACCAATTTGTAGTCGAGCAGCGCAACTCTCAGACTGACTTGAGCGCCGACTCGTCTACGCTAACGATTCCTAGCGCGGCATTCGATGCCATCCTTGAGCGCGCCCTCATGGCGTACATGTCTTGGGTGGGCACCGCGATCCCGACCAACGCTGCGCTTATGACCGAATCTGTCCGCGATACGGCGGACTCTCTAAAGAACTCCTCTAACGCCACCCAGATTTTCACTAAGCAATGACCGACAATTCAGGCACATGCGGAACCGGTAACTACTCCTGCCCCTGCTGCTGCGCCTCCGTAACCGGACTGCGCGCGGGGATTCACCCTGACTTCATCGAGTCCGAGTCGCGCGATATTTATATTGCGACT